TGAGCGTCCTTGTCTAAAGCTATATATATTTTTTCGACACTAGACATTACAATCTTCTTCATCAAGTTTGATTGTATATTTTTGCCTAATAACGGGATTGCATTACGTTTAATGGCTATTGCATCAAATGGTCCTTCACACAATATAAACGGTAAATCCCAATTTATAAACAACTCAAAGGGTATGATGTCACGAGATACAGATGGATTTTTATATTTTATTTTAGGTTCCTTTTCAAACGAACGACCTGTAAAATAATTTAAACTTCCGTTAGCATCATATGAGGGAATTACAACCATATTTTTGTAAGGACCTGTCTCACAATAACCTATATTGTATTTAAGTATATCCTCATCTGTAATATTTCTAGATTTTAAGTAAGCTAAAGCTTGACGTCCTGAAATGTTTGTTTGAGTAATATTTTTAAATGTTTTAAATTCTTTAGGTAAAGATACTTTTTCAGCAACAGCATATTCTCTATCGGAGGTTTCTGTTTTAACTAAAGCTCTTAACTCCAACATCTTTTCAGGTGATGCTGTCTTTTGTTTAAATACTTGAGCTACCTTTTTACCCTTTTTATCACAAGCCCAACAATGCCAAGGATTTTCTCCTTTTTGGTTTTCAGTAAAATTGATTTCTAACTTAGGTTTATGGTGATTACAGAAGGGACAACTATAAGCATAGTTACCTCTAGCTGTTGGTTTACCAGTTCCTAAAACAGAATTTACTAAGGCAATCAGTGGTTGATTGAGCATATACAGTAATGTACAAACTTAATCTTGCGTAGCAAAGTCTTTGGTGAAAAATTTTCCTAAAATATTGTCATTAAAGTATTCTAGTGGGTGTTCTAACACCCCGTATTTAAATAAGTACTTACATTCATAGTAAGTAAGAAGTTTTTTATTAAAAACAAACTGTAAGATCTCACGGGTAAAGTCCTCTTGTTTACCTCCTTTAATGAGTTCTACAATTTGTTTTGTAGATCCGTAATACGTTTTCCAATCAGATTCCTTTTGAACTACCTCGGTTGTAGGTTTACGTCCTCTTCCAGTATGTTCAGCCAGTTCTTTTTTGGTTAATTTACGTTTAACGTTGTGATATAGCGATTTTTTTCCAATATACGATACCCCACTTGAATTGTGAGTAGTCATGTATATAAAACCGAATGTTCCTTGAGGCATATCCTCAATTGAGTTAATAACTTGTTCTTTGTATAACCACATATTATCTATCTATGTTTATAAGTATTGTAGTATCTGTTGTTGCTGATAAGGGTAAAGGTTGGGCTAATTTTCCTATAGCTAATAATTGTTGTTGTTCATTATATAACCCAATAGTAGTTACGTAAGGGGCAAAATAAGAACCAGTAGCAAAACCATATACATATTGAGCGGGAGTATAAAAGGTTCCTACTGAACTTGAATTTGCTGTACTACCTGAGGTGATTGATGGGTTTTGACTAAAATTAAATTCATTTTCTCTAGCCGTACATTTATATTGGGTTTCATAAATTGTAAGTGAGGATGAAAATGAACAAGTTACATTAGATGAGGTAATAAAGTTACTTATCACTGTAGCATCTGATAATCCATACAATGCTGAGCCATAAATGGCAGTCCCATAAGTATCACCTTGAGGTTGAGAATCACTAGTAATTACAGCAATACCATGTCCATAAAATATATTACCACAAATTTGTTGTGATGAAGAAAATATTAAATTACCTTGTCCATCATCATAAATAGAACCACTTGGTGCACTCCAATTAAATGAACCTGGTTGGATATAGTTTCCAAATAAACCTACAGGAATAGACATTACTCCTATTGTAGAATTAGATTCTGTAGGAAAGTAATGAGCAAACGTTAAATCAGTTTGTGGATAATTATAATATCTACCTGCTGAAGATGTAGTGCCTACTAAACGATCTCCATCAATATTAGCTCCAGGTACTAAACTAGCAGTAACTACAGGTGATCCATAACTAGCTGTTGAATTTAAGTAATTAGAATAATAAAGTTGTTCAATAGAACTATAAACTAATCTTTGATATTGAGTAGTAATTTCTCCAGTTGTAGGATCTGTTAAGGGATTAAATAATGAACTTGAATTTAAACCTAAATATCTATCAATACCAACAACAGAACTAGTTAACGCGGCTGCCCCCTCGAAATTAAACGCCTTGTTTAATTCAAGCGGAGTAATTACTATATCCGACGCTAAAAATTGTTTGTAGGCACCCATTCATTTTAGAAATCAAGTTTAACTCTTACAAGAGCTTCTTTAGTAAAATCTTTTAACAATGGTCGTGACAATTTAGCTACTGCTAATAAGTCATTTGTATCATTGTATAAACCAATGGTTGTGATATATACTTGAGGATTATTAATAAATTGAGAATATAATACCTCACCTGTTGAACCTGAAATAAATGATGGGTTTTCTGAGTAGTTAAATTCTGAACTTCTAGGTCTTACAAACACATAGTCTGAAGTAATAGTTTCTTGAGAATTTAATGTAAATCCTGTAGAACCACTAATTGCTCTAAATAATGAAATATTAGGATTAACATTAGGAGCAGCAGATGCTGATGCAGAACCACTGTAATTAAAAGCAATACCACCACTAATTGCTGGGGCAGCTAATGCTAAAGGATTTAAAATAATAGTTCCAATATCAGGTAATAACCATCCATAAGAACCAGAGTTAGCTGAATATCCATTTGAATTCAAAGCACCAGCACTTAAAGTTCCTGCTGATCCCGTAATTAATTGAAATACTCGTCCTGCAGCTCCAAATGTTACTGAGGGAACATAATTACTATTATCTGTTAATTTAATAGATCCTGCACTTCCTGATATATTTAATGTTAAAGAACCTAAAAATAAAGATTCTTTATATGCTGCTCTTTCAATAGGTAAAGCAAAAAATTCTGAAGATGAAATGTTTCCAAAAACAAAATTAGTATTTTCATCACCAATTACTAAATCCTGCCATTGACCAAAAATAGTACTTGTAGGAGATAATCCATTAACAGCATTATTATAGTTAGCACTTCCACTTCCATAAGAATTACCATAAGCAATAGCAAATTGAACTGAGGAAGTATTAGTAGTATCAAATATATTTACATAATAATTACCTGAACTACCATTGACTTGGGTAGAGGAGGTAAAAAAAGTAGTTAATGTTGGGTTATCATTAGTCCAACAAGTAGAGGATATAGCGTCTGAGCTTACTAAAAAATCGTCGGCTTCTAATCTTTTAAATGACATCTTTTATATATTATTGAACTTTAGTTACTGTTACAGGGATTGTTAAACGAGCACCACTATCTCTACCTTCAATAGTCAATGTAGCTTGTAATTGAGTATTTGAACCAAATAATGTGTTAACAGTAGTAGCAGTCATGTTTATTGTACTACCTACTACAGTTCTAGATACTGAAGTACCAATTGTAGTTGTTTGGTTTGCTAAATTTAAAGCAGTTACAGCAGGAGTATTAATACCAACACCTTCAAATGTATTAAATAATCTAATATCTGAAATTGTGGCTGTGTAACCTGCTGTTTCAAATGTGTTTCCACCTAAGTAATTTAATGTTTGTGGAGTAATTGCTAATGAAGCACCTTGTTTCAAAATAATAGCAGAATATCCAATATCAAGAATAGGCATTTTAGCCGTTCCACGAGGTAAAGTTACTAACTTATATTTCATAGTTTGGTTAGCTTGAGGAAATGCCTCTAATAAAGGCATATTTTCAATTGCTTGACCATAATAAGCAGAACCTGATGGATTATTTGGATTATAAAGAGTGTAATCAATTTCATCATCTGCTAAAGCAAATTGAGTAATTTGGAATTGACCATTTTGTTGAGCGAGTAATTGACGTCCAACATCTGTTAAGATTGCGTCTACTGTTACTACGGTATTATTTAAATATCCCATTTGTTTATTTTATTATAAATATATATAAGTTTCGTTTTTATATTAAACCTTTTGATTTTAAGTTTTGAATTATTGAATCTAAATTTTTATTAATACTATCAGTTACATACTCCGGTTTTAAAATACCACCACTACTAGCACCTGCTGGTTTATTTAAATCCAAAATAATATTTGAAGGATCATTAATATATCTTCTTAATAAGAAATAACTCAAATTAGTTCCATTAGGTATATTACCATCTAATTGTAATTTTAATTGACCATTAGAAGAAGTAATATTAATAATAGAATAAGCTAAATCTTCAATACCTTGGAATCTAATTTCATCATATAATTGAGGTTCAAAATCTAAAGAAATAGGATCAAATCCACTTCGTTCAATATTCTGTTGTCTTTGACCAATATATTGGTTTAGTCCCTCAGAAGCAGTACTTGCTAACAAAATATTAGGAGTTCCAGAACCTGTTGACCAAAAATTATTACAAATTCCGGTACCAGGTAGTGGATATTGAGTTACTCTAAAGTATGAAGCCGCATTTAGTAAAATAGTATCTGGACCTTGATATGTTATTGCTTTTACAGTATATAAATCAGAAATAGTAGCATTAGTATCCGTATAATAAATATCTCCTTGAGTTGTAGTTAAATGATTAATTTGTTGTGTTGCTACTGTTACTCCATTTTTCTGGATAGCGTAAGTAATTATTGATTGGGCTACAAAAGCTGCTTCAATATGTGCTTGAAAGTTTAAAATATATCCTGAACCTGAAAGATTAGATAGAGATCCTGTTGGGTTGTAAGCATCAGATGATGTACTAAAAAAGGATTGAGCTCCTAAAATAACGGGGGTAGAAAAATTTAAAGTATTAGGGAGACTT